TGAGATTACTGTTACCTTTACTATTGTGGGATTAGAAGTTCCACGTCAACAATTCTCATATATCCTAGAGGCAACAAGATAATATGCCTTTTACAAAGTTTACAAATCTAGATTTTGATCAGATAAAGACATCCATCAAGGATTATCTCCGTGCAAATTCGACTTTCACGGATTTTGACTTTGAGGGATCGAACTTTTCTGTCCTAATCGATACGCTTGCATATAATACCTATATTACTGCATTCAACTCGAACATGATTGTCAACGAATCCTTCTTGGATTCGGCAACATTGAGAGAGAATGTAGTTTCTCTAGCGCGAAATGTTGGATATGTTCCTCGTTCTAGAAGTGCCGCAAAGGCAACTGTGTCCTTCAATATTGCTTCTTCAAGCACTTCGGCACAGATAATACTTAAGGCAGGTTTGGTGTGTGTTGGAGCGGTTGACAACACCTCATATACGTTCTCCGTACCAGAAGACATTACAAGAAATAATGTCAATGGATCTGCATCATTTGATAATATTGAAGTTTATCAGGGGATTTACCTCACCAAAGAATTCGTAGTTGATAATTCAACCAATCAAAGATTTATTTTAAATAATCCAAATATTGATACGAGTACAATTATTGTTAAAGTTGGAACTCGTGAGTATAAGCAGGTCGATAATATTTTTACAGTAGATTCAAACTCTGAAATCTATTTGTTACAAGAAATTGCCGATGAAAAATATGAACTTTTATTTGGTGATGGAATTATTGGAAAGAAAATAGAAACAGGAACAACAATTAAAGTCAGTTATATTACAACTGATGGTGCAGATGGAAATGGTCCTTCACTATTCTCTTATTCAGGAACTACAACCGATAGTAGCGATATACTTGTAACTCCTTCGGGAACGGTATCTGTAAGCACCGTGAACCGTGCTTCGGGGGGAAGCAGCATAGAATCTATAGATTCTATCAAGTACTTTGCTCCTAGGGTATATTCTTCACAATATCGTGCTGTCACTGCAAGAGATTATGAAGCGATTATTCAGAAAATATATCCAAACACAGAATCAGTTTCTGTGGTTGGTGGTGAAGAATTAGATCCACCACAGTTTGGAAAGGTGCTTTTAAGTATCAAACCAAAGAATGGTATTTCTATTTCCGATTTTACAAAGACAGAAATTCTAAATGATCTTAAGCAATATTCTGTTTCTGGAATAAATCAAGAAATTATAGATCTAAAACTACTTTATGTTGAAGTTGATAGTGATGTCTTCTATAACTCATCTAGAGTAAGCAATGTACAAGATTTGAATGCAAGAGTTGTTTCTGCATTAGACAAGTATTCACAATCCGTAGATTTGAATAAGTTTGGTGGCAGATTCAAGTATAGTAAAGCACTTCAAGTCATTGATAATGTTGATACATCGATTACATCGAACATCACTCGCGTGAAAATGAGGAGAAATATTAATTGCGTACTAAACACTTTTGCACAATATGAAATATGTTTTGGTAATCAATTCCATAAAACTATAGGATCTTATAACATTAAGAGTACTGGGTTTAAAATTGCAGGTGAAGCAGATACTGTTTACTTTGTTGATGTATCATCAGAAGACAGTGATATTGGAATTCTTTCCATTGTTAAACCAACACTAGATCCAAACACATATGAAATTGTTAAAAAATCAATTGGAACCGTAGATTATATCAAAGGTGAGATTTTAGTTAATACAATCAATATCGTTTCAACCTCTCTTGATGAAGGTATTATTGAGATTCAAGCATATCCAGAATCAAATGACATCATCGGACTCAAAGACCTATATCTTGTCTTTGATGTCAGCAAAAGCACTATAAATATGGTTAAGGATACTATAGCATCCGGAGAGCAAATTTCTGGAGTCGATTACCCAGTAAGATCAAGCTATTCAAACGGAAAACTAACGAGGTAATAAGGGGATATGATTACAACTGGTTTTGACGCTAGGGTAAAAATACAGCAAATTATTGAGAATCAGTTACCAGAATTTTTACTTAGCGAGTCACCTAAGTCTGTCGATTTTCTAAAGCAATACTACGTCTCCCAAGAATATCAGGGAGGTCCAGTAGATATTGCAGAGAATTTAGATCAATATCTGAATTTAAATAACCTTTCCCCAGAAGTTATAACTGGAATTACTTCATTAACTAGTGCAGTTACTGATAGCGATGATACCATTTATGTTGGGTCAACGAAAGGATTCCCAAAACAGTATGGTCTGTTTAAACTTAATGATGAAATAATCACTTATACTGGAATTACAACCAATAGTTTCACTGGTTGTGTTCGCGGATTCAGTGGAATTACTAGTTACAGGAATGAAACAAACCCAGAAGAGTTAGTTTTCGCATCATCTTCATCATCATCACACTCTAATAATACCAGAGTACATAATTTAAGTGCTTTATTTTTAAAGGAATTCTATAAAAAATTAAAGTATCTTCTTGCACCAGGTTTTGAAGATGTTGATTTTGTATCGGAAATTGATGTTAATAACTTCATAAAGAGTGCTCGCAGTTTCTATCTTTCAAAAGGAACTGATGAGTCCTTTAGAATACTCTTCAATGTCTTATACGGAACTACACCAAAAGTCATAAATCTTGAAGATTTTTTATTGAAACCTTCTGATGCAGAATTTATTAGAAGAGAAGTATTAGTTGCAGAAAGAATTTCTGGAGATCCATTAAAACTAGTGGGTCAAATGGTCAGAAACATTGATGATTCTGCCGCAGGTCCAGTTTCTGAAGTTGAAATTATAACAAGAAATAATAAAACTTTTTATAAAGTTCAACTTTTCTCTGGATATGATGAAAAGAGTTTAATTGAAGGTACTTTTAGAATAACTCCTAAATCCATAGTTTCTGACAATGTTTCTATTGGTTCTTCAGTAATCACTGTAGATAGTACGGTTGGTTTCCCCGATTCGGGCACATTAATTACTGGATCAAATACAATTACGTATACTGATAAGAGTATTAACCAATTCTTCGGTTGTGATGGAGTTTCTTCGGCAATAACGCCAGCATCTGATATTCGTTCTAATCAAATCATTTATGGATATGAGAATGGCGAATTGTCAAAAAGAGTTGAATTAAGAGTCACTGGTGTTCTTTCTGAAATCGAAAATCCAGATGAGTTTACTCTATTATTGGATGGAGATAATATTTCCGTCAAAAATCTTGGAGATAAAGTACGTAACAATAATAAGACGAACAAGGAATTTTCATTCAATACTTGGATTTACAACGTTAGATCACGATATGAGGTAAATTCTTTCAACAATAACCAATTAACTTTATTTGAGGCACCGGACAAATCTAGCCTTAAGGTAAATGATATTGTTGATGTGTTAGATAGAAATTCTGAAAATATTGTTGTATCTGATGCGACTGTAACTTCTATTAATGGATCTTTAATTGAACTCGATAAGAATGTTACTGGGGTCGCTGCTAATAGAAGGTTGAGTGTTAGAAGGCAGTACACATATGCATCTTCTTCCAACACTCCAATAAGTGCATCTAGTATAATTGCAAATATTCAAAATACTTATAGTGAAAAAGATGACTACATGTATGTTGCATCAAACTCACTTCCAGGATATGAGATTGATGAGAAACTTTCTACTGCGAAAATTACTTTAACACCATCCTCAAACCTTAATGACATATTCCAGAATTATAATCCTCTAACCGATTTATATTCGGTTCTTTCCTTTACGGACGATGTACCATTCATTACTGGAGATGCCATAGTTTATCATGGTGATAATGAAGTTATCCCAGAATTGGTTTTTGGAAGAACTTATTATGTCGAAGTTATTGAAGAGTCTGGCAGAAAAAATAAAATAAGATTATTCAATGCAAGATCTTTTGTAGCAACACAAAGTTTTGTTGAGTTTGGTAGATATGGCGAAAATTCTAATCACAACTTTACTCTACTACAACATTATAATAAAAAGTTAGTTCCCAAGAAAACACTGACAAAATTCCCTCTTGAGACAAATATTCAAGGTGGAACTTCTCCAACAGAAGTTGGAACTATCGGCAAACTGGTAAATGGTGTCGATATTATTAACTATAAGACAAATGACAGGGTTTACTACGGTCCAATAGATTCTTTGAGAATCTATAATGGTGGTGATGATTATGATGTAATTAATCCACCATCCATAGTTATTCCTGGTCCCGTTGGAGTTGGAACAACCGCTCTAGCACAAGCAGTTGTTCGTGGATCTGTAAAGAGTGTATTGGTTGATCCACAGAACTTTAGTGTTAATCGCGTATTATCAACCACCATAAAGGGTGGAAATGGGCAAGGAGCAAAGTTACAACACGTATTGAGTAAACAGTATAGAGAGATTGATTTCAATGGCACACAGGTTGGTTTAGCAGCGACTGGTGGTGTAGATATCAACAATGAGACTATTACTTTTACCGAAAGACACAATTTAGAAAGTGGCGAAAGAATTGTATATAACCCATCTGGAAATCAACCGCTTGGTATTGGATCATTCAAGTTCTCAAACACCGATCAAGGTAGATATCTGGTAAATGGTGCAACATATTATCCAGAAGTTATAAACACCAGAGCAATTTATCTCTATGAAACCGAGCAAGATTATCTGGCGGGAATTAATACTGTTGGATTTACTACAATAAACACTGGTGGAACTCATAAATTCAGATTATTTGAAGCACAAGATGTAGTTTCTGAAATAAGAGTTATTGATCCTGGAAGTGGATATGAGAATAGATCTCTAAAAGTAAAACCAACTGGCATATCGACAGAATTTAATAGAATATCATTCACCAACCATGGATTTAAAGATGGAGATCTTGTAAATTACTCATTTGAGGAATCGGCAATATCAGGTCTTTCTTCAACATCTCAATATAGAGTAATCAGATTAAATGATTCGGATTTCCAACTAGCAGATGCTGGAACTGTTGGCGCAGCAACTACTGATTATGATAGGAAGAAATTTGTAAGACTTGAAACAACAGGTAGTGGATATCAAACATTCTCATATCCACCAATTGAAATTGAAATCAATGCAGAATTTCCAGGTTCATTTATTGGTACTATTACGGCTACTCCACAAGTTAGAGGAGAAATCGTTGATGTATATCTCTATGAAAAAGGAACCAACTATGGTTCAGACATTCTAAACTTCCACAAGAATCCTTCAGTAACTGTTAGAAATGGTGTTGGTGCTGAACTAAAACCAATTTTAAAGGCAGGAAAAATTATTGCAGTTGAAGTTCAAAATGGTGGAAAATATTATAATGCTGCTCCTGATTTGTCAGTTAATGGAACAGGATCTGGAGCAAAATTAAGAGCATCTGTTGTTGATGGTGTTATCAAGGATGTAATTATTATTAATCAGGGTGTAAATTATGAAGATAAAAATACATCAATTTCTGTAATACCACCAGGAAAAAATGCAGTTATTGAATCTAATGTTAGATACTTAAGTATCAATAATCAAGAAAGATTCTCCGATGAAATTTTTACCGAATATGGGGAGGATCTTTCTTATGGAATCGTTGGTTACTCTACAGATAGAGATGGAGAAGAATTTTTAGATCCAAACGAAAATACTGGACACTCTAGAGTAATTGGATGGGCAATTGACGGAAATCCAATTTATGGTCCTTTTGGTTATTCTAATCCAGAAGATAATAACTCAAAGATAGTCATCCTAAAACCAGGATATGAGTCTTCTCCACAAAACGTATATAATAGACCACCAACATCAACTTTCCCCCTAGGATTCTTTACAGAAGACTTCAAGTACACTAACAATGGGAATCTTGATGAACACAATGGAAGATTTGCCAAAACTCCAGAATATCCAAATGGAGTTTATGCTTACTATGTTGGTGTTGCAACTGCATCTCCTAGCGGAAAACTAGAACCTAAATTCCCATATTTTATTGGAGATTCATTTAGATCAAAACCAGTAGTTGAAGATTTAGACCAATCTTTTGATTTCAATAACTCTCGTTTAGTCAGAAATACATTCCCATATAGAATCGATCAAGAAAATTCTGGAAATGATTTTATAATTGAATCTAATGAGTTCTTCAATCAAATTACTAATATTGAATCTGTTTCAGAGGGTGATATTAGTTCAGTAACAGTTATAAATCCAGGACAAGACTATAAGATAGGCAATTTACTAACTTTTGAAAATGAAGGAACTGGTGGTGGAGGAATATCAGCAAAAGTTTCAAGAATATCTGGATTCAATGTCAATAATGTTCAAACCACTTATGATAACTTCGAAAATACTGTTATAACCTGGCAGGATAAACAATCTTTAAGAGTTTATACTTCAGGTTATCATTCATTAAATTCTGGAGATTCAATTACAATTTCAGGAATTTCAACCTTTGTTGAAGATCTTCTTGGATCTCATATTATCGGGGTTTCTTCAGTAAGAACTGCACTTTCTGAAGACATTCCTGCTAATGTTGGTCTGGTAACGGATATTTACGTTTCATCTATTGGTATTAATGTTGGTTCAGGAACAACAATCGGTATTGGTACTGAAATGCTTTCAGTTCTTAACCGTTTTGATTCTGATAATATCTTAAGAGTTAAGAGGGGTGCTACTGGAACAGCACATACCTCTGGCGATATTGTTGATTACTTCGCAGACTCTTTTACAATTCCACTAGAAACTGAATATTTTGAATCAACAAGAAATACAAAAATTTACTTTAACCCAGTTGAATCTGTTGGTGTTGGAATAAACACTGGTGCAGAAACTTCAATCAATTACTACATTGGAAACACTCCAAAAGTAATTTCTGTTCCATCTCAAAGTATTTACATTCCAAATCACCCATTCAAAGATAAGCAAAGATTAACACTTACAATACCAGCATCGTCTAATGCATTGACTGTATCAGATACTTCTGGTGGTTCAACTTTTGACTTACCAAGTTCTGGTTCATCGCAAGATGTATACGTTATTAATAAATCCAAAGATTTTGTTGGATTAACCACTTTGGTTGGTTTGACAACATCTGGAGGAGGATTATTCTTTACAAATAATGGATCTGATAATTATGAATATAGTTTAGAAACAAATTATGTAGAATTAACTGCTACTGCAAAAAGAATTAAAGCGACTGTTTCAATATCAACTATTCATGGTCTTTCTGACAATGATGAAATTTCATTACATATCAAACCAAAACTCACTGTTGGTGTTGGATCTTCAGAATCGATCAGGATCAAATACAATCAAGAAAATAAAAAATTACTAGTAAACACTGTTGGATTTACTTCTGACAGAATTAACACAAGCACTGATCAAATCTATATTAAGGATCATGGATTTACTTCTGGAGAAAAAGTTTTCTATAATTCTTCAGACTTAGTTGCAAGTGGTCTTTCAACTGGTAGTTACTATGTTTACAAAGTTGATAGTGATAATATCAAATTATCCGAAACATTTAATGATGTAAACTCAAATCCTCCATTAACGGTAAGTATTGCCAGCACTGGCGGTAAAGAGCAGGAATTGAGTCTTATCAATCCACAACTGAAAATCACAAATAACAATAAGATTTTTGTGGATGTTTCCGATTCATCGTTGTTTGATTATAAATTTAAACTATTTTATGATCAAAATTATCAGAGTGAGTTTGTTTCCACTGGATCCACAAATACATTTAATATTCAAGAAACTGTAGTTGGTGGATCAACAACTTCTATTACCATTAACTATGATGATTCACTACCAACTAAACTATACTATTCATTAGAAAAGGATGGTGTATTAGTTGATCCAGATACCGACGTAAAAGATTATTCGGAAATATTATATGTTGATAGTTTATATAATGGATCTTATAAAGTTTTTGGTATTGGAGCGACTACATTTGACATCTCTTTAGATGAAGTTCCAGAAAAATTATCTTATACATCTTCCGAGTGTGATGCTATTGAATATGATACTTCTTCTATTGATGCTGCTGGACCAATAAAAAAAGTTAACATTATTTCTAGTGGTTTTAACTATAAAGTTCTTCCAAGGATTGTTGGTTTAACAACAGGATCTTCCACTAGTGTTGGATCAAATGCAGTATTAAGAGCAAATACCGAAACCATCGGTAAAATCAATGAATATAGAATCCTTAATGAAGGATTTGAATATGCTTCTGACAAAACACTCAGACCTAATGCAGAAGTACCAACAGTTTTATCACTGAAAGGATCTCAAAAGATTCAAAACATTTCCGTTTTGGATGGTGGTAAGAATTATATTTCTGCGCCAACATTGATAATTGTAAATCTCTACGACAGAAGTGTTGTAGATAGTGGTCTATTAGTTGCCAATTTTAAAGGTAATACTATTGTTTCTGTTGATGTTGTCGAAGAACCAAAAGGACTAGATGATGTTGACCATAGAATTTTCACTGTAAACAATAGTAATGGTGTTCAAATTGAGAGAGTTTTATCATATACTGGTGGAATTGTAGAATGTGAATTGAGCACTCCTCCCATTGATGGTTTTATTAACCCACCATTTAATGTTGGAGATAGAATTTTTGTTGAGGGAATTCAAAAACAAAACTTCACTGATGCTCTAGGAAATGTAACATCACCAGGAACTGGATTTAACTCCGCTGATAATGGATATAATTTCTTTGAAGTTGTTGAGTACACAAATTCAAATCCAGCAATACTTAAGTACAATATTAGTGAATATACCGAAAACGCTGGAACACCCGTAACAATTCAAACTACATTTAACTCAATTGTTAAAAATCAGAATTATCCAGTATTTAAAATTGATAGAGTTCCAGGTGTCTTCTTTGATGGCGAACCTTTAAGCGTAAATAATGTTCAAACAGATTTAAATGTAGAATTAGTTAGAAAGAACTTTATTAAGGTTACTGGAGATTATGAAATAAAAATTGGTGACAGAATTAAAGGAATTAATTCGGGTAACTTTGCAACCATTGATAATATTTACAAGAATGAAAGTAGATTTAATGTAAGTTATTCTAATAAAAAAGAACTCGATTGGAAAGATGATGTCGGTAAACTAAATTATGATTTGCAAGTTCTTGCAAATAATGACTATTATCAAAATCTCTCATATACGATTAAGAGTCCGATTGAGTGGGAGAAAATGCGTGATAAGGTGAACCAATTAGTTCACCCAACAGGTCTTAAGAACTTTGCAGACACGGAGATTACTTCAAAGGCAAATGTTTCTATCGCATCTTCAATATCTCTTTTACCCGTTCTCGATTTTGTTTCCGAAAGAAGAGTTGATACAATCAACAATTTTGATTTAGCACTTGATTATGATCCAACTAGCACATCATCTAGATTTATTACATTCAAGAATAAGAAATTATCTGATTATGTTGAATGTAGATCTAACAGAGTTTTACAAATTGACGATATAAGTGGAAGATTCTCTAGTTCAGAATTTAACAAAGATACTTTTACAGATACTATTGAGTATCCTATCACGGATTTCTATTCTAAATTCTTAGTCCAAGTTATGGACGAGAATAAGCAAAGTACTCAAGTTAGTGAACTTGTTGTTCTTAATGACTATAACAATACATATACTTTAAACAAAATAGACCTGTTCACTGATCAAAAACTTGGAGATTTTGGTGGTGCATTTGGTGATGTTGGAGATCCAATTTTAAGATTTACTCCAATAAATGCAAATGATTTTAACTACAACTTGAAGATATACAGAGAATCTTTCACCAATGATCCATTTAGTATTGGTATTGGTTTTACTGAATTTGGATTTACTAGACTTTCAGGAACAACTGAAAATGTAGGACCATCTGGTGGTGGTGGATTGCTTGGAGTAAGCACCACGGTGTTTGAGTCTCAAGCAGCACTATATGATACTGTTTATGCATTTGCACAGGTTACTGATGTAGTAACAAACCAATCAAACTATTTTGAAGTTGCTGGTCATTATGATGGAACAGATACTTACATATCAGAATTCTATTTTGATACCCAGAATAGTTCAACTTCTTCTGGATCTATTGGATCATTTGGTCTAAATGTTAGTGGGGGAGTTCTTTCATTATCATTTAAGAATGATAATAGCAACAATAATGTAAGAGTAAAAACAAAAGTTGTTGGTATTGGATCTACAACTGCTGGAGTTGGAACTTATCGATATACTGTTGATGGGCAGATTGACGGAACAGAAAGAACAGCAAGACTTGATTCTCAATATGAAATAACCACTGGTATTTCAACAATCATTAGTTTTAATAGTGTTTTAGATTCTACCTTAAAGTCAATTGTTAAGGTTTCTGCTGGTTCGACAGTGGCACTGCACAACTTACTGGTTGTCGCAGATCAAACTAGAACAAATATTCAACATTCACAATTCTTAAGTGTTGGTTCTGGAACTGGAATTGGAACATTTGGATCCGAAATGGTTGGAACTGATGTCATTGTTAAATTCTATCCAGATTCTGATTATTCTTCCGACAATCTGGTCGTACAAACATTCAATCAGTTCATCTACACAGATATTGATGAATTTAATGTACCAGAAGATCTAACTTATGGAAATGCTGTTGAAGGAATAACAAATGCTTTCTATGGATCTATTAATGAATTTGGTAAGGATAAATTAGATTTTGATCTAAACTATAATAGAATTCCAATCTTTGAAAAGACTTTCAATCCAAATGACTCTAATGTCCTAAACAGAGCAACTGGTGTTTTCTCTATCGATAACCATTTCTTTGAAACTGGGGAAGAATTAATCTATACACCAAATTCAACATTGATTGGAATTGATGGGGAACCAATGGGAATTGGAGAAACCATTGTTTCTGGTAGATCATTTACTGCAGATTTTATTGTAGGATTTAGCACTGTCACTGGTATTGCTGTTACTACTGGTATTACTACAGATTCGTTTATCTTTGGTGACTCTGTTCCTTCAAGTACAACCAAAATTACAGGTATCACAACAAATTATACTTTCTTTGTTGGACAATCTGTTGGTGGTGGATCATCGGTGATTACTGGTATAGGTAATACTGCAATACTTACAGTTGGTGCTGGTATCTTCTCTGGAGATAATACTGGATTAGGAACTATTACTTCGATTGGAATAAACTCAATCACCTCTACAGAATCAATTCCTGCAGGAACTGATAGGATTTACTATACAACAGATGAAGCATTTGCTTTAGAACTTGATGGGGTATCAGTTGGTTCTACTTTCAGAAAAACTTACTCTACTGGAATTACGACAGACATTTGCCCAACAACAGTATATGCAATTAGAATCTCTAAAGATCAATTTAAATTAACAGGCACATCTGGTGGCAGTGGTATTGGATTTACATTCACTTCAATTGGTAGTGGTAATCGCCATGAACTTGAAATGAAGAAAAAGCTTGAAAAAGCACTGATCACAATTGACGGTGTAACACAATATCCATTGATGTACACACCACTAACTTATACACTAGAAAATAATGATGCAACCATTGGTGCTGGTGTAACGTTCCTTTCACTTTCTGGAATCTCTTCAATCAAACCAAGAGATATTCTAAAGGTTGATGAAGAATTCTTGGATATTAAGAACGTTGGATTGGGAACAACCACGGTAGGTCCTATTGATGGAACTGGAGACATTCCACTTATCGAAGTTTCTAGAGGATTTGTTGGATCTTCTGCAACTACACACCTAGATGGAAGTGAAGTTAGAATCTATAAAGGTGCATATAATATCGTTGGTAATAAAATTCACTTCACTGAAGCACCAGACGGAAAGGGTAACAATGACAGATTAAATTCTAGCAACCTTGCTCTACCAAAATCATCGTTTAATGGAAGAGTTTATCTGCGTAAAGATTATACAGACAATAAGATCTATGATGATATTTCTCTAGAGTTTAATGGAATTGGTAGAACCTTCACAGTATACAAAGAAGGACAAAATACAACAGGATTGGAAGCTGGTAGCAATCTTTTATTCATAAATGATATATTCCAGACTCCAGATACACCAAATAATAGTGGAAATAATTATTTCTTTGAAGAAACTGCTTCAACTGGCATTTCCAGTGTAACTTTCACTGGTGTTAAGAGACCAAATACCGATGACGTTATCATTGTTGAGTCTGATGTAAATCAGAATCAAATTCCAAGAGGTGGTGTTGTAATTGCACTTGCACAAACTGGTGGACTTGGATATGCTCCACTAGTTGGTGCGAGATTGAGAGCAGAAACCACTGGAGGTGTAATCACCAATATCGTTGGTGTTCCAACTTATGGTCAGGCATATCAAATCAGTACATCAACTTACAATAAAGATACTGGTATACTTGAAGTTACAACTTCTCAACCACATACATTCACTGGATCAGAAAATGATGTTTATCTTGAAAATCTAGAGTTTTCTTGTGCTTCTGCTCATGCGGGAGTTACAACTACTATATTCCCAGACGGAACTTTAGGTAATGTGTTTGCAGTTGTTGGTGTTGTTTCAGCAACGACATTCAATGTTAATATTGGCGTCAGCACCATCGCACATAATTATGTTGGACAAGGTACAGCATATCCATATTATAGCAAACTGACATTTGGATCTGGTTACTATAATAATGTTTCCATTGGTGTTTCAAATGTTTATTATCCACATAGATTTGTTTCTGCTGGGGTTAATTCAATTACAGATGATACAACATCAACACATACCGCAACTAATGCAACTTATGATCCAGTAACTGGTGTTCTTGTTCTTACAATAGACAATCATGGTTTAACAACATCCAATACTATTGAATTTGATGATAATTCACTATCATTTACATGCTCTAGTGATAATTATCAAACCGTTAGAACATATCCAAGATCTACTGATCCAGTTTCAGGAATTTCAACAGAAATTCTTTCAACAACTACAAATACAATTACTGTTAACATTGGTGAAACTGGAGGAACTGGAGCTGAAATTGGAGTATCTGTTGGTGCAGGTGGAACATTAATTCCAACGATCATAGATGGTGGTCAAAACTATGGAGATATTGTATTTGATATTAACGACCCATCATATGAAAATCTCCCCGTAATTGGTGTTTCTAGACTTGGAATTGGAAATACGACCCAAACTGGTGTTGGTTTATCAATGACACTGGAAGTTGGACCAAGTTATGCTGCTACTGGTATTGGATCAACTTATTTTGAAATTCGTTCATATGAGGTTACAAAACCTGGATACTCTTACAATATTGGGGATACATTTAAAGTAGTTGGTTTAGTGACCGATTCAAGATTGTCATCTCCTATTGAAGAATTACAATTTACAGTTACAGATGTATTTACGGATTCGTTTGCATCCTGGCAGTTAGGTGAGTTTGACTTTATTGATAGTGTTAGTGCTCTACAAGATGGTGAAAGAACAAGATTCCCACTCTACAAGAACAGCCAATTACTCAGTTTCCAAAAGAATACATCAGATGTCGATTCATCACTAATTGATCTCGATGCAATTCTTTTAATCTATGTAAATGGTGTAATGCAGGAACCAAAGGTTTCCTATGAATTTACTGGTGGAACAACATTCTCCTTTAAAGAAGCACCAAAAGCAAGTGACAAGATTGACATATTCTTCTATAGAGGAACTAGAGATGTAGATAGTATTGAGGTAGATGTTAATGAATCTATCAAACCTGGAGATACTGTTCAGATCATTAAAAATGACAATATACCACAAACAATTGGACAGGATTCCAGAATTGTTTCTGAAATTGTTGCTTCAGATTTGATTAGAACTGGTATTTACTTGGGTGATGGTATTGATGATACTAATTACAAACCAATTGATTGGACTAAACAAAAACGTGATTTACTGCTGAATGATAATGTCCAACCAAAAGTTAGAGATTCTCTAGAGGGAATGGTTTTCCCAACTGCTAAGATTATTAAGGACTTTACCTCAACAGATCTTGATATTTTCGTTGATAATGCACAAT